TTATGGCACTATAGAAAAATATGATCTTTCAAAAAAAGATACTGACAATGCACCTCGTGACAAGTTTGGAAGACTTAAATATTTTTAATTAAAATAAATAAAAATGAAACATATAATATGAAAAAACAAATCAATGAAATCCGTAGAATGCAGCTTATTGCTGGATTAATCACTGAAGGTGAATATCAAGAATCAATAATAGGTGAAGAATCAGATACAATTATTCCTAAGTCACTTGTAACTAGATATGCTAATATGAGAAGTTTATTTGGTGACAAAGCAAAAGATCCATCAGTAATATCGAAACTTATCCCTATTATAACTGATTTCTTTCCTAAAAATTTAGATATAAGTTATCAAGAATTAGTAAATAAATTTGGCGAAGAAACAGCTAATCAAGTACAAACAGTATTATTTGGTGCCTATTTAGATGGATATTTAGATCAATTCCAAAAACCAATTACAAGATTAAATAATGAGCGAGATGCAATGTATCCAGACTCAGAATAGTATAAATTACAATAAAAATATAAACAGAGCCTTCAGAAATGAAGGCTTTTGTTAACTTAGGTTTGGCCTCCGAAGATTATGATGCTATATTTAGCCTATATATTTTAAACAATAAAAGTTATAACATGGATTTACAAGAAATCAAACAACGTATGCAATCGTTGCAAAACAAAGGCAAAGGTGGTGGTAAAGATGACCGCGCCAAAAATTTCTGGGTACCACCTGTTGGTAAATCAGTAATTCGTATTGTTCCATCTAAGTTCAACAAATCAAATCCGTTCAAAGAAGTAATGTTCCATTATGGTATTGGAAACAAAACCATGCTATCATTAACTAACTTTGGTGAAAAGGATCCAATTGTTGAATTTGCACAACAATTACGCAAAACTAGTGACAAGGAAAATTGGTCATTAGCTAAAAAAATTGAACCTAAAATGAGGGTATTTGTTCCTGTCATTGTACGTGGCGAAGAAGACAAAGGTGTTCGTATGTGGCAATTTGGTAAAGAAATGTATCTTGAATTATTAGGTATTGCTGAAGATGATGATATCGGTGATTACACAGATTTAATGGATGGTAGAGACTTAACAGTTGATACAGTTGGTCCTGAAGTAACAGGTACTAAATTTAATAAGTCATCTATTCGTATCAAACCAAAAACATCAACATTATCAGATGATAATGAAGTAATTAAGAAATGGATTTCAGAACAACCAGATATACTTTCATTATATAAGAAGTATGAGTTTGATGAAATGAAAACCATGTTAATGGAGTGGTTAGAACCAGCTGAAGAAACAACTGAAGAAACAACTGAAGAAGTTTCTGAAACACCAGTAGTAGAAGCACCTAAAGCTAACTATGCCCTTAACACTAAGAAAAAAGGGTTTGATGAAAATGAATTTGATGAACTTTTTAACAAGTAAATAACATGGCTAAATCCATTAAAAGTGTAAATGCAAGTGTATCACAGGCAATTAAAGGTACATTTGATCTTGACAAGTTCAAGAAAACTAAAAAGCTAGACCAATCATCTAACTTTAAAACGCAAAAGTGGATTCCATTTTCACCAGCAGTACAAGATGCATTATCTATACCTGGTGTACCTATGGGACATATAACCATAGCCAGAGGTGGTTCAGATACAGGTAAAACAACATTGATGATTGAAGTAGCAGTAGCTGCTCAGAAAATGGGAATTTTACCTGTATTCATTATCACTGAGATGAAATGGGATTTCACTCATGCTCAAAAAATGGGATTTCAATGTGATGCTGAACCAGATACAGAAACCGGAGAAATAATGAATTATAAAGGTTTCTTTCTCTATATTGATAGATCATCTTTAAATTCAATTGAAGATGTGTCAGCATTTATAGCTGATATTTTGGATGAACAAAAGAAAGGTAATTTACCACATGATTTATTATTCTTATGGGATTCAGTAGGATCTATACCATGTGATATGAGTATTGAACAAGGTAAAAATAATCCGATGTGGAATGCAGGAGCAATGGCTACACAATTTGGTAATTTTATTAATCAGAAAATACCACTATCACGTAAAGAATCATCACAATTTACTAACACATTCTTTGTAATTAACAAAGTAGGAGTTCAACCAGCACTTACACCAATGAGTCAACCAAGGATGACTAATAAAGGAGGTAATACAATGTATTGGGATGCTTCATTAGTGATTACATTTGGTAATGTTACTAATAGTGGTACAAGTAAGATTCATGCTCAACATAAGGGTAAAAAAGTAGAATTTGCTAAACGTACTAAAGTGTCAATTGATAAAATTCATGCTGACTGTGGTATTGCTACTACATCAACAGTAATTGTAACACCTCATGGATTCATTCCAGATGATAAAGATGATGAAAAAGCTTATAAAGCTGCTCATGCTGCTGAATGGTTTGGAGAACAAGTAAATATTGATGAAATTAAAATCACTGAAGATAATAGTGAGTGGGAAGAAAGTAGTAAAATATCACCAATGATTGAAATTGATAAAGATGATGAACAAGACGCTTAAAGACATCCTTAATAACATAAAGAATACTAAAGATGAACCATTACATTTAAACAGTAGAGTTCTTCTTGTAGATTCAATGAATACTTTTTTAAGAAGTTTCGCTATGATCAACCATATGAATCCAAGTGGAGCCCACATAGGTGGGCTCACTGGATTTCTAAAATCAATTGGTTTTGCAATCAGGCATATTAAACCTACTAGAGTAATTTTAGTATTTGATGGTACAGGCAGTACTACAAATAAGAAAAATTTATTTGCTGATTACAAAGGCAATAGAAAAATTCAACGTATAACTAATTGGGATGGGTTTGATAATAGGGAAGAAGAATCAGCATCTATTGAAAATCAGATATTACGTTTAGTTAGTTATCTAAAATTTTTACCTGTTGATTTACTTGCAATTGATAAAGTAGAAGCAGATGATGTTATAGCTTACATAACTAATAAAGCTAAGGAAGAAGTATACATAATGTCTGCTGACCAAGATTTTATACAATTAGTAAATGACAAAGTAACAGTATATTCTCCTATTAAGAAGAAATTTTATACACCTAAGTTAGTTAAAGAAGATTATAAATTATATCCTCAAAACTATATTAACCAAAAGATATTAATGGGTGATAACTCAGATAATATACCTGGTGTTAAAGGTTTAGGACCTAAAAAATTATTTAAGTTATTCCCAGAACTTGAACAGCCAGAAAAAATTACATTTTCTGAAATAATGGAGAAATGTAATGAAAAAAGAACAGAACATGGTTTGTATGAGGATATTTGTAATTTTAATAAACAATTACAAATGAATCAACAACTTATGGATCTAACAGAAGTAGATATACCTGAAGATGGTATTGAAGAAATAGAAGAGGTTTTAACTAGTGATCCTGTAAAACTAGATAAATTAGCATTTCTAAAATTATACAATGAGGATAAGTTAGGTAATTCAATCCCTAATACAGAGATTTGGTTAAATGAAATATTTTCGTATCTTCAAATTTATAAAACAAAATAAAAGTTATGACAACTTTTTCTCGCTTAAATGCTTATGGTTTGGGTTTTCAAACCAAGGTTATTAGTTCGCTTTTAAAGAACAAAAAATTTCTACTTAATATTCGTGATGTAGTAACACCAGAATATTTTGATAACCAAGCTCATCAGTACTTAGTAGAAACTATTATTAAATATTTTGATAAATATCACGCTACACCAACATTAGACATACTTCATATTGAAGTGAAAAAGATTGAAAATGAAGTATTAAAAACATCAGTAGTAGAACAACTTAAAGAAGCATATAAATCTTCAAATGAAGATCAAGAGTATGTAGAACAAGAATTTAGTAACTTTTGTAAAAATCAACAGTTAAAGAAAGCATTATTAACATCAGTTGATTTATTACAATCAGGAATGTATGATGATATTAGATCACTTATTGATTCAGCTCTAAAAGCAGGGATGGATAAGAATTTAGGTCATGAATATGAAAAAGATGTTGAAGATAGATATCGTGAAGAATATAGAAGTCCTGTAGCTACACCATGGTCTGTAGTTAATGATTTATTACAAGGTGGTTTAGGTGGAGGAGATTTTGGATTAATATTTGGAGGTCCAGGTGGTGGTAAGAGTTGGGCATTAATCGCTCTAGGAGCAGCAGCTGTAAAAGCTGGTTTTAATGTTAATCATTATACACTTGAATTAAGTGAAGCATATGTTGGTAAAAGATATGATGCTTGTTTCACTAACATATCAGTAAGTAATATTCAAGAACATAGATCAAACGTTGAAAAGGTGGTCTCTAACTTACCTGGTAAATTAGTAATTAAAGAATATCCGATGGGTAAAGCGACTATAAACACCATAGAATCACATATTCAGAAATGTAAAGATTTAGATCAAATGCCTGATTTAGTGTTGATTGATTATGTTGATTTATTACGTGCTAATAGAACAAGTAAAGAACGTAAGGAAGAAATTGATGATGTTTATGTATCTACTAAAGGTTTAGCTCGTGAATTAAATGTTCCAATATGGTCTGTAAGTCAGGTAAATAGAGCAGGTGCTAATGACAATATTATTGAAGGTGATAAAGCAGCAGGTTCATATAATAAAATGATGATTACTGATTTTGCAATGTCATTATCACGTAGACGTCAAGATAAAGCAAGTGGTACTGGCAGATTTCATATTATGAAAAATAGATATGGTATGGATGGGATTACTTATTCAGCTGTTATAGATACATCTACAGGTCATATACATATTGATACTAATGAATTAGATGAAGAAACACTTGAAAGAGAACGTCCTACTAAATTAAATGAAAATTTTGACACAGTAGATAGGGATATGCTTAAAAAGAAGTTTTTTGAACTTAATAATAACAGATAATTTAAACATATTTATACACATGAGTACAGTAGTTCTAGTATCGTGTTCCGCGGGTAAAGAGGAAAAAGCAATGCCCGCTGAAAAATTATATAATTCTGATTTGTTTAAAAAACAATTAGAATATGCTAAAAAATTAGCACCTGATAATAACATATATATTATCTCCGCAAAGTATCATTTAGTGCCATTGAATAAAACAATAGCACCATACAATCTAACACTAAAAGATTTGCCATCTACAGATAGAGAAGCATGGTCTGAAGTTGTTAAAAAACAATTAGAACAAAAAGGTTATAATCTTCAAAAAGATAAGTTTATATTTTTAGCAGGGATGGCTTATCGTCAATATTTAGAACCCCAAATGAAAAATGTTGAAGTACCTTTAGCTGGTCTTCGTATAGGGCAACAAAAGAAAGCATTATTACAGAAATTAAAAGAATCAATAATTAAATTGACTTTAAAAATAATTAAAGAAACAAAAAAACTTTATAAAAATGGAATTCTCTAAAAAACAAATAGAAGAATCAATGTCACAATATCTTCAGGATAATGAGGATTTTGGTGATTACAATGAAACTAAGTTAATAACTGAAGTTTTTAATAGTTATAAAAAATTGCTTATAGAGAGTACTACCAATACTATTTCAACTCAAATACTTCAAGAACATGCTAATGGATTACAAGATATTCCAAAAGATATTTTTGATGACTTTGTTTTGTATCTACAAATGACTGAGTTAGACAGTCATTTACTTTAACTTAAAACATAAAATAAAAAGAATTGCGATAGCGATAGGATATCATATACTTAAAAAATCTAAAACACATAAACAAAATGGATGTAACACAAGAAATTCTTAGTGAAATAACAACCTATATGAAATATAGCAAGTTTGTACCTGAGAAAAATAGAAGAGAAATATGGCATGAGTTAGTAACAAGAAATAAACAAATGCATCAGGAAAAATTTCCACACTTGCATGATGAAATAGAAACCGCTTATAAACTAGTATATGATAAAAAAGTTTTACCATCTATGCGTTCATTACAATTCGCAGGTAAGCCCATTGAGCTTAATAACGCTCGTATATTTAATTGTTCTTTTTTGCCTATTGATGATTGGCGTTCATTCAGTGAAATAATGTTTTTATTGTTGAGTGGATGTGGAGTTGGATATAGTGTGCAAACACATCATGTGGATAATTTACCTGAAATTAAAATTCCAATAAAACATAAACGTTATTTAATTGGTGACAGTATTGAAGGATGGGCTGATGCAATTAGAATGCTATGTAAAGCATATTTTACAGGTGGATCATTACCAACATTTGATTTCAGAGACATTAGACCAAAAGGAGCTCAATTGATTACAGTAGGTGGAAAAGCACCTGGTCCAGAACCATTAAAAGAATGTTTATTCCAATTACAAAAAATACTTGACAGAAAGAAAAATGGTGAAAAACTAACATCATTAGAAGCACATGATATGGCTTGTCATATTGCAGATGCAGTATTGAGTGGTGGAATTAGAAGAGCAGCATTGATATCATTATTTAATTTAGATGATGAAGCAATGTTAACTTGTAAATTTGGTAGCTGGTGGGAAACAAATCCACAACGTGGAAGATCAAATAATTCAGCGGTAATTATGAGACATAAAATTGATGAAGAAGAATTCTTTAAATTATGGAAAAAAATTGAATTAAGTAATTCAGGTGAACCAGGAATTTATTTTTCAAATGACAAAGATTGGGGAACAAATCCATGTTGTGAAATTGCATTACGTTCTTATCAATTCTGTAACTTATGTGAAGTGAATGTCTCAAATGTTGAATCACAAGAAGATCTAAATGAGCGTGTCAAAGTAGGAGCATTTATAGGAACATTACAAGCAGCATATACTGATTTTCATTACCTAAGAGATATATGGCGTAAAACAACTGAAAAAGACGCTTTATTAGGTGTTGGAATGACAGGAATTGGATCAGGTGCTGTATTAGGATTAGATCTTAAAAAAGCAGCTGATATAGCTAAAGATGAAAATGCAAGAGTAGCTGAAATCATTGGTATTAATAAAGCAGCTCGTGTAACAACAGTTAAACCAAGTGGTACAAGTTCATTAGTATTAGGTAGTAGTAGTGGTATTCATAGCTGGCATGATAAACATTATATTAGACGTATTAGAGTAGGTAAAAACGAAGCTATCTATACACATTTAGCTATCCATCATCCCGAACTATTAGAAGACGATTTCTTTAAACCTACAATTCAAGCTATAATATCTATTCCTCAAAAAGCACCAGAAGGGGCTATTATCAGAAGTGAAGAAACAGCATTAATATTATTAGAACGTGTTAGAAAGTTTAATACGGAATGGGTAAGAAAAGGTCATCGTAAAGGAGCTAATACAAATAATGTATCTGCAACTGTATCTATTAGAAATGAAGAATGGGAAGCTGTAGGAGAATGGATGTGGAAATACAAGGATACATTTAATGGATTGTCAGTTTTGCCTTTTTCAGATCACACTTACACTCAAGCCCCTTTTGAAACAATTACAGAGGAACAATTTAACGAAATGGTAAATCATCTTCATTCTGTAGATTTAAGCAAGGTAGTAGAATTTGACGACAACACAGTATTAGGTGAAAATCTCGCCTGTGCTGGGAATAACTGTGAAATATAAATAAAACGGGCCCTCAATGAGGGCCCTAATATTTATTATCGACTAAAACAACAAATATCGATGATAAATACATATTATATTTACTTCCATCGTAATCCAATAACAAAAGAAATATTTTATATTGGATTAGGATTAGATAGAAGAGCATGGGATAAAGGCAGAGGACGGAATAAACATTGGATAAATTATGTTAAAAAGCATGGTAATCCTATTGTTGAAATAGTTCATAATGATCTAACATTAGAACAAGCTGCTAACAAAGAGCAATACTATATTAAGTTATACGGTAGAGTAGGGTATGAAGAAAATGGTATATTAGTTAATAAAAGTGAAGGTGGTGAAAGTGGATCAAGAGGAATAAAATGGTCTGAACAATCTATCAAAAATAGAAATAAAAAATTAAAAGGTAGAAAATTTACAGCAGAACATAGCTCTAAAATATCAGCAGCTAAACAAAACCATCCCTCATATCAGAACAGAAAAAATAATAAACAAATATATCAAAAAGATTTAGCGGGAAATATTATTAAAGAATGGAATACAATTAAAGAAGCGTCTAGTTCTTTAGAGTTAAGTGAAATGTATATTATTCAATGTTGTAAAGGTAAAAGAGAACAATATAAAAATTATAAATGGGAATATAAATGATAAAACTAATAGATTTACTAAAAGAATCAGTTACCTTCAATATAGAACGTAGAAAACTAAATATACCTCTACTAATTAAAAAGGGAGCACTGTTTATAACTTATCCACATGGTGATGAGGGATGGGAAACTAATGATGAAGAAGATTGGAGTTACAGTATAATAACTCTAGTCAATGTAAAGAAAGGCAACCCAGAATGGCAGAAAGAAGGCAATAAACCAGAATATCAAAAGCCAAAAAGTTATAAACACGCTGAAAAAGTTATAAATTCATCAAAACCTAATTTAGGTAGTTCTGAAATAGGAGATGAAAAATATCAACAAATATTAGATAGTATAAAAATGTTAAACATATCTGAAAAAGATGCGTTTTTAAATGAACAGTAAATTAGTAGAAGGCGTTCACTATATAATAAATGAGGATGGTAGGGTCGTATTTACGGCCCTATATCTCATTCAACAAGGAAAATGTTGCGGCAACGGTTGTAAGAACTGTCCATATGATCCTAAACATAAAAAAGGAAATATTGACCTGAAAAAATAAGTTATATTTAAATAAATAAAAGTTATGCTAATAGTTCATTCAAACAAAACTATCAATAAAGAAATATCTAAACTACAACCACTCAAATATAACCAGTTTTATTGGTGGAGAAAATTCAAAGATAAGTCTCCATTATCGTCCAAAGAAGCAGTACATGCTAGGATTGATAATGGAGATTTTGATTTCTCCTCATATTATTGGCAGGCACAGTATGCGTTAATAGAAATGGAAGAAAAAACAGGACATATCTCTGATCCTGGTAATAGACATGACGCACAAACAATATATAGAGAACGTTATAGACGTTTAATGAATGATTATGAGAAGGATGA